ACATTCACCGCACTTTATTTTTCCAGAAAATATATGAACCCCACTATGGCGATTACGTCCGGGTTGGCGCCTTTCCAGTTCTCGTTGAACCATATCAAACACTGCAGGCTCTATAATGGCTTCATGGGAGTTATCTTGCAAGGTGAATACTTTTGCACACCCCCAAAACGCAAAAAAGCCCCGCTATCGATACCAGCCTTAAGCCAACACCGACAGCGGGGAATGAGTGATATGAGCAATATAACCAATATAAGCAATATAATCGATATAAACGGGGATAAAAATGTAAGCTCCACGGCTCTTTCTCCCGCAGAGCTTATTCCTGGATATTTCCTATGAAGTTGTAGATGATTTTGATTTCCTGCTTCTTGACCCCATCGACCATCTGCGCCTGTCCGACCTCGACCCGTTCAATCAACGTCGAAACGATCTCCGGAGTCAGTTCCTGCATCTCCGTGAATTTCCTGACAACTCGAATGAACTGCTTTGCGTTATCTGATGTCGTTCTGGCGGCGGCGATCTGCTCCTGCAGTTTTTCACATTTTGTGCGGAGTGTTTCCTGCTCCGCTTCATATTTAGCCAGCATTCTGGAAAACCGCTCTGCGCTCAGACCACCGCTGACCTTATCCTCATAAAGCTGGTTGATGATCTGATCGATTTCTTCAATCCTGCTTCTGGCCTCCGCGTATTCCTTTTCGCCCTTCTTCACGGCATTGTCTCCGTGGCGTCTGGTCTTTTTCTCCACCATCTTTACGAATTCGTCCTCATGCTCTTTGGCAAAGGCGCAGTCGGCGCGCAGCTGTGCCAGCACGGCCGGTTCCAGTTCGTCCCGACGGATGTAATGTGTGGAGCATTTCTTATAGTGCATATAATATCCGCACATATAAGTACCTCTTGTTTTGAGCCGCGTCGGATGACTGAAATAAAGTTTGCTGCCGCAGTCAGGGCAGTAGAGAAATCCATTCAGCGGACCTTTGTCCCAGATGTGTTCTTTTCTGCGTCTGCCGCTTTCCCTCATCTTATGAACGGTCTGCCAGGTTTCTTCATCAATGATAGCGTCCTGCGTATTTTTTGTGATAATCCAGTCATCTTCCGGATTGAGTACGGTCTTATGGGACTTGTAGGAAACCGACTTTCTTCTATAGCTGACGGTATGACCGCAGTATTCGTATCTGTCAATCAGATTCAGGATCGTCCCAGGATGCCACATCGCCTTCGGGGTTTCAAATGTTACAGCCTTTCCTTTGGTGTATTGGTGCTGTTTCGTGAGGTAATCGCCGGGGGCATCATAACCGCGACCGGCCATTTCTGCGGCGATCTGGGTGGCGTTATTGCCGTTGAGGTAAAGCTGGAAAATCTCCCGGATAATTTTTGCCGGCTCCTCGTCTATCACCCATAGCTTGGGATTTGACTCAGATTTTTTGTAACCATACGGGGGATTGCCCGTCAGATGCTCTCCGGACTTTGCGCGGGACTGCATACTCGCCTTGATTTTCTTAGAAATATCGCGGCAGTACCATTCGTTGATGATGTTGCGGAAGGGAGTAAAGTCATCGGAAACGCCGCTGGCGCTGTCCACACCGTCGTTAATGGCGATAAATCGTATCCCGGCTTCCGGGAATTTGATCTCCGTGTATAAACCAACATGCAGGTAATCTCTGCCGAATCTGGACATATCTTTACATATAATTGTCCCGATCAGCCCGGCATCCACATCCGACATCATGGCTTCAAATCCCGGCCTGCTGAAATTCGCGCCGCTCCAGCCATCGTCAACATAGAATTTTGTTCTGGGAAAGCCATGCTCCGCAGCGTAGCGGCTAAGGATCGTTTTCTGATTCCCTATGCTGTTTGATTCGGCATCTCCGCCATCGTCTCTGGAAAGTCGGCAGTAAAGCGCCGCAATCTTTTCTGTGTTACTGGTTGCTCTTACCATTTTATCACTCCCTCAATTCGATTGTTCAGTACTATATATTGCTCTGACAACTGGAAATAGCAAGTCAATAATTTTGAACAAACGGATAACTTTCCGACGGCTTTGAAGCGTCGGCCAGGATGAGTTTTTTCAGCTTTTGCTCCAGAGTTTCTGACGCCGTTTCGCTGTAGCCGGTCTTAATGATAAAGACGGTATTGCCGGATCGGAATTCGGATGCGTTTTCTGCACTCAGGTCGTGTGGTGCCAGGCTGTCTGCTCTCGGGCCGTCTGTTATCGGGCCGTCTGTACCAGTCGAGTCGGTTATTCCGGCGCAAGGTTCATCTGCCTTATTATTTCTTACACAAAAACTGCGTACTGTTTCGCGGGAAAGGGAAAGCTGCTGCGCAATCGCTCCATATCCGTAACCGGAAGCCCGCAGGTTCCGTATCGCTGTTTTCTGGGTGTCTGTCAGTCTTTGCACGATATCATTACCTCCTATAAAATTGAAATGCCTAGTATGTAATGACACCCAGAGAAAACGGCGGCCCACAGAACAGGTAATGCTCTGTGGGCCGTCCAGGATAGTTTTACTGCTTCGTAGCGTACTCCAAACTCACCCAGCCGTCACGGTTCTTCTGGTAGGATTTCAGAAGTCCCCAGCCTTTGGTGGAGCCGGAACCGGCGGACTCTTCTACAATGGTAAACACGCCTTTCCCCGTATATTTCCCGGTTTTGGCATAGTTAGTGCCAGGTCCTTTACGGATATTCAGATCGCTGATCGTGACTTTCACCGTGTAGGGAACAGAGGAAGTCGAGGTGCTGTTGGCAACTGTACTGCCAATCGTGCAGTAGGAAGGATTCAGAAGATATATCCACCCTGCGCCGGATTTCAGCCTGCCCCATCCGGCAGAATTCACTTCTGTGATCGTGAATGTGCCTTTCCCGGTCTGGCCTTTGACCGTTCCACTCATGGAGCCTTCGCTCCTATAATTCAAATCATCAATCAAGACCTTCACAGTGAAAGGGACAGACGGGAGATCGGATACTGAGATGGTACTGCCCGTCCCGTTGCTACTGCTCCCGGTTGCGGCCGCATCATACTGCGTCAGATTCCACTTTTCGATGATGCTGCAAAGGTTGTCCACATAGGTCAGCGAGGTCGCATAGCCGCCGTCTTTAATGAGTTGCGCTACAGCCTTATACTCCGTCATCCCGGCGATCCCGGCGTAGCGGAGAGCCGAGCCATTCTTCGCACCCCGCAGATAGGCGGAATGGTCAGCAATAGAGTCCTCCACATTAGGGTATTTACGGAAATCGGCTGTGATGGTGGTGTAGCTGCCATCACTGTTCTGTTCCTGCGTTTTCTTGGTGTAGACGGAACTGCCATCCCAGGTGGAGCCAGACCAGGTGTTCCCGGACAGAGATTTTTTCATACCAAAGCAGTTGTTGGCGTTCTGGGCAAGCTCACTCTTACCGTAACCGCTCTCCAGAATAAACTGTGCCAGGGATACCGATGCCAGGATGCCGGAGGACTTCTGGTTTGCGGTAAAGAGCGGTCCTACTTTAGCGATTACCTGCGTCTCGGTGAGATTAGCGAACTCTGTCGCCTGTGTGCCTGTGGTGGTTGTAGTGCTTCCGCCCAGCTTTGCCGTTACTTTTGCCGCCAGATCAGACAAACGATTGTACAGCCAGTCCCCAGGGCACGACTTATTGGCGAACCACCGATGGACCGTGAGTACCATCTCGTCCGATGCAGGGGTATAATTCAGCGTCTTGTCCTTATCGGCAAGCCAGATAAGTTTCTTCTTTCCGTTTCTCTGGCAGATATCTACGCAGAGAGTAATCAGTGTGGCATAAACTGCATCGTTCATGGTATACGGATCTGTCGTGTCGCTGGCGCACTCAATCGTGACCGCCCTCTGGTCGTTAGCATTGGAAGAGGAACACCAGGAACGGTTCTTCTCCTCCACATACATACCGACTCTGCCGTCTTTCCCGATTCCGTAATTGGACGATGCCTGACGGCTGGACGGATAAAAAATATCGCCCAGTGTTTCCACACTGCACTGACCTACCACACAATGCGGTGTGATCCGGTCGATGGAATGTGTCCTCTGCCCGGAGTGGTTCGGGCTGAGTTTCGTGTAAACTACTAAACTGCTGTTCGTATAAGCCATAATTTAAATCCTTTCCGACGTTTCATTAAGCGTCATTAAAAAATGAAGAGACGCATCACTGCGCCTCCCTTCTGCTTGATTTATTGGTTTTTTTACTCGTCCGGCAGTATCAGTCTCATGCCGACATAGAGGATGTTGCAGTCAAGACCGTTCATCTCCCGCAGCTCCATATATCGGCTCTCATCCCCCAGTGCGTTCTTTGCTACGGCCTTGATATTCTCCCTGGGCTTTACCGTGTAGAGATTGCCGCCCACGCCGTAGTTATAGGAATCCTCCACATTGCTCACATAAGCGTAGCCTGTCGGGGATTCCGCGCAGACAAAGCGCAGCCATCCGTTCGAGCAGATTTGCAGCACCTCAATAATCGTGTTCTTTCGGTAAACGGTCAGAATATCGGCGTGCAGGTCGTTTCCCACGCGGATGTTCATCAGCGTACTCAGCTTTGCGTAGGCGATAGGGGTTTCATTCCCATCGTTTTCATACGCAATCGCCTCCGGGAATTCCGCCGGATCGTCAGTGAGTGTGTCTGTGGAGTTGTCTGCGGGCTCATCATTGGATCCCTCTCCAGCCCCTTCACCGGCCACTCCATCTGTCACTCCGCTAGTCTCTTCACCGTCCTCCGATTCGCCCGTCTCCGGGTAGATGGCGTTTCCCTCTGTGTCGAACACATAGGTTCCCGGATTCTTATCACAAGCTGCGACAGCATTTGCCAGAACCTTGTACGAGCCCACTTGCGAGGAAGCATCCTCCCATGTCACGCGCACCCGGTAATAGCCGCTGGTCAGCTTTTCGGGATAATCTGAAATAGCCATAATGACCTCCTCTCAAATCGTGTTGGGGCAGAGATTGCTCCCTGCCCCTGGGTTTGCTTACTCTCCGCTGTTCTCAAGCTCCGGCAGTCCGGCAAGGCTGGTGAGCAGAGACAGGATGCCGGCCAGCACAGATGCGGAAGCCACCGCCACCCAGTTCACTTCACTCATCAGAGCAGAGGTGCTGATGGTCGCTACAGCCGTCTGCGCCACGGTTTTCAGGGCACGAATGCCAGCCGCTTTCACCCATTTGCCAAAATCAGTGTTCAAAAAATTACTCATAACAATTCCTTTCTCCCGCTCTTACCCTGCGGGCGGGTTATTCTTCTCATGCCAACTTATCCATTGCGAAGTCCTCCAGAAAGTGCTGGTATGCTTCCTGCGCCTTGCAAACCTCCTGCAAGCCTTCCTCCACATTTCCATTAGCCCGTCCGGCTTTCAGCGCCAGTGCGATTTCTTTCGTCAGTTCCGAATTGGCATTTATCATTTGGAGCTGCAGTCTTGCCTCCCTTGCCCTCTCCTTCGCCCTGGCATCCGCCTTCTCGTCATACTTCTTCCGTTTCTTCTCTGCCTCCGCATTTTTTGCCGCAATATACGCACAGGCAATTGCCGCCAGTGCTGCTACCACAGCGCAAATAACATCTACCATTACGCTCAACTCCTTCCTGCCGAAAATCGGCATCAAAAAAGCGACTCCACGAAGATGTGAAATCGCCTGTTTCTTATGAAAGCCACGCCGGAGTGTCCGGTGCAAATCCCGTCTCGGTAACATCCAGCCACGCCAGATACCAGTCTTTTAGCGCCTCTTTCTGTTCCGCCGTCAAAGTCTCGTACCAGAGCTGACCACGGTTGATCACAGAGAAGCATTCCCGTTCCCGGCGCAGCCGAAGTTCCTCCAGTATCTGCTGATTCATAACCACCTGCGCCTGTTCACTGTCAAAGACCAGATCGCCGTCCCGGATCCGATACGCCGAAAAGTTCATACAGAAATGCTCGATATCATCCGGCTCATTTACTTCTATGCCGTCCACAAGCTCACCCTCCAGGGCGAAGCTGGTAATAAAGCCGTTTTCATCGGTCAGGATTTTCATAACGCACCCTCCTTTAATTGACGCCAAATACACGCAGAATCTGTCCGGAGCCGCTCCGGCCCTTATAAGCCAGGGTTACCGTTGTACCGGAATAGGACAGGTTGAAGGAATAGTAGTTGCTCTCATCCGCAAACTGATAGGACACCGCCGATGTGGTAATCACCGAGGCGGGCAGCGCAATGGCGGCTCTGGAGGCCGAGGAGCTTGGCTGCCCAATAATAATGAAAAACTTATAACTCAGGGAGAAGGTCGTGCTCCCTGTGGTCAGCGTCCCGTTGTACAGGGAGGTTGCGGCGATCCCCAGATTGGTTCGTGCCGCCGCCGCAGTTGTCGCGCCGGTACCGCCGTAGGCAATTGCCAGTGCGTTGGTCAGTGTGATGGTGTCCCAGGAACAGCGGTCATAGGCGGACTTTACCGCAGAAGCGGTGGCCGCCAGATCAGTGCTGGTAGACGTCACGCTGGAGCTGAGCTTCGTGATCCCATAGTAAAGGGTTGTGGCGGCCGGCTTCCCGATCATCACCCAGCGGGTGCCGTCATACACGCATATCACGGTTTCACCAGGCTTCCAATAATACGAGGCAATTGGAGAAGTGCTGTAGCTGACCAGCGCCAGATCCCCCGTGCTGTTGACATTCAGCGTGGGGCTGGATGCTGTATTGGTGTAGGTGAACTTGACCGCAATGCAGGCCCCTGTTTTTAGAGTAAAGCCGGAACAACTGACCGTCTTGGCCACGGTTGCCGCAGTTGTGGAACAGGTGCCATAATAAATTCCCTTCTCCACGAAGGATGAGATATAGGCGCTGAGCAGCATCCCATAAACCTTCATGTCCCAATTCTCGGATACCTCAAAGCAGTTATCCGTCTCCGCCACCTTGCCCATTGCGATGCCCAGACCGCCGCTTTTGAAGTCCATAACCACAGAAGCCGTGGACACCGTGTCGATGACTGAAATTGTGGTGAAAGCGTCCGTCAGGGTATATTGGATCTCGTAGGAAGACTCCGTGGAGATATTGCCCCCGCCAAAGGTGAAGGCTGTGCCGGAGGAAAAACTCTTGCTGGCGTTTGCCCATGTGGTGCTTCCCGCTGTCCGGTAGTAGGTGGCACGGGTCACGGTGTTGTTGCCGTTGCAGGTGGAGTAGCCGTATTTCACCGTTGCCCGGATATAGGTGCCGGAATCGGAGGCCGTTCCCGCGCTGGTACAGCGATAGCAGGAATAGCTGCTGAAATACGGTGCGCTGTAGGCATACACCGTGATGGACGCCGTCGCCGCCGCCGAAGTCCGTCCTCTGGAATCTGTTACATAGGCTGTGAAAGTAACTGTGCCGGAGGTATTCAGATACCCCGTCGTCAGACTGGAGGCCGTACCGGAAAAACCGCCGCCGGAGATGGAGTAGGAGGCAATCGTGGAGCCGTAGCTGCCGGCCGCCCCGGAAATCGCCAGTGTACATTTGGATTTTGTCTGGACATACACGCCCCAGGAGGACGGCACATCCCCGTCCACACGGGTGGCTGTCAGGCTGGAAATGGTTGGCACCACAGAGGACGGCACCGTCAATGTCAGGGTGCAGGTCTTGCTGCCGATGCTGGTGCTGCCGTTGTAGGTGGTGCAGGTGATGGTGCAGGTTCCGCTGACGGCGCTGGGGATCTGATTTGCCAGCGTCAGCGCAGGCGTCCATGAAACCGAGGTGGAGGTGGTCTTGGTCGCAATCGTCCCGCTGGCGCTGCCAAAGGTATAGGTCAGTGTATGGGTAAAAGATGAGGACGCAGTTGTGATCGTAATCGTGGAAGCGCTGCCCAGATTAACCGAGGTTGCCGAAACCGTAGACGCCCGTGCAATGGAGTCCAGCGTAATGGTGGCGCTGGCCGTGATCTTCTCGTAATAGGTGCCGCTCAGTGTCGCCCGGATATAAAACACTGCGGAAATGGTCAGGGACTTTGTCCCGTCACTGCTGTGGGAGACAGTCTGCGTCACCGTGTTCAGCAGATGCGTCCCGGTGGATGAAATCGCCGCAGAGGAGAAGGTCTGCGCCGTACCGTCAATGGTGCAGGTGTTATCCGTTCTGCCGCTGATGCTCAGACTGTAGTCATTGACCAGATAGAGTTTTGCCGTGATGGTGCTGGTATTGGCGGAGACATTCTGTGCCTGTGACCAGTCTACCCGCAGCACATAGTGTCCGCTGTGGATGGAGCCGGAAAAACTGCCGCTGGATGCCATAGGATCAATCCTCCCTTCTTACGATGTTGATGATGTTGGCTCTCTCCAGACAATGGAGAGATTGCCGCTGGTGCGCGGAATGAAATCAAACCAGCCCCGCGTTTCATCACCCAGGGCCAGCTTGTACCGGACCTCCACATTGGTAATGACCAGAGACTGGTTTGAAATATAGGCGATGGTCTGTCCGTCCTCCTTGAAGGCCAGCTCTTCGTTGGACAGCTCCGCCGTGAATGCGTTGCCCACTTTGCCCAGTTCAATGAGCGCACCCTTGAACCGGATATATTCCTCCAGAAGCTCCTGATTGTACGCCACGGAGTTTTTGATCTCGTCCGTGATTGTAGTGAAATCCATGCGGATTTCCGAACTGTTCTGTGTGATGCTGGTCTGGAAATCCTGCTTGATAGCCTCCATCTCTGTTTTGGAAATATAGCTTTCCCGGACGGAGCTTTGGATCTGCTCGGAGGTCTTGGTGATCTCGGAATAGCATTCATGCACCTGCACCTGGAGAGCGGAAATATCATCCTCATAGCCGGAGAAATTCTGGAAAGTCGCCTGACAGCAGGTTACCAATGCCATTCCATCACCCCCGATCAGTTGGAAACATCACACTGGAGCGTCAGAAGACTGTCGATATCCGCAGCGGACAGATAGATCACTTTCCCGGTCTTACCAAACGCCACTTCCTGGCCATCCTTGTCCTGGGCATACCAGGTGTAAGTCAGACTCTGGGTTTCCGCAGCCGCCGCCCAGGCGGAGCCGGAGTATTTCATCAGCGTGACCGTCCCGGCCGTGTGGTCGATCTGGTACCAGAAGTCCCCAGCGGAAGGACTGGAGGGCGCTGTTTCCGAAATATTCCCCAGCAGGCCGTCCACCTCCTTCTGATTGGTGCGGACGATGACATAGGGAATCACGCCGCCCAGGTTGTTCTTCACCGTGAAGCCGCCGATGGACAGCATTTCGGATACATAGGGGTCAGACTTATCCTCCACCGTGATCACATCCACATAGCTGTTTCCGCCGTAAACAAAAGTACAGCGGTAGGACTGGATATTCACGATGTCTGAGCCGGACACCGTCAGCGTGGAGGAGGTCGCTCCGCTGATATCGGTCCACTTGCCGCCGGAGTACTTCGCCCACTGGTAAGTTGCCCCGCTGGTAATCTCGCTGGCCCCGTCATAGGCGGCAGTGGCCAGAGTCAGAGTGCCGGACTGGTTCTGCACCACGGTTCCCTCCGGTGCGTAGATCGAGAACACTACCGCATTGGTCCCGTCCGCCCCGGTACTGCCCGTCAGGGATTTTGTCCAGGCAAAGCTCTTGACTACCGAGGCTCCGGAGATGGTGAAGGTCAGGTCAATGGCGCCGTTCAGAACGGAAGCGCCGCCCAGAGTAGCGTTGGCCGCAAAGGTCAGCACAACGGAACCGGCTGCTGTGGCTGTCGCCGCCGTGTTGCTCTTGGCCGTTACCCCGGATGGCAGGGTACCAACAGTACAGGTGCAGGCGGTCTGGGTGATGCCCACATACCCGGTAAAGGGGATGGTGACAGTCACCGCCGCAGCCACCAGACCACCCGAAGTACAGGCGATGGTCTGGGCCTCATTGCCGAGGATCACCGACAGGCCGCCCGTGCCATTCGAGCCACTCTCGCCCTGTGCGCCGTCGTACATCTTGGTGATGGAGATGGTGTCATAGACATCGGAATCATCGGTCACCAGCATGATCTGCGCCACATTGCCCACAAATACACTGTGGGAAGGCTTGACCACCAGGGTACCGCCCGTGATGGAGGCATTGTCCGAGGTGGTGGGGTAATCCGTCCAGACGCCGGAGCTGTTTTTATACTGCCACTTGGAGATGGAAACGCCCTGTACCTGGGCCGTCAGGGTGGCCTGAGATGCCCCCACCAGGGCGGAAGCCGTGTCATACTTGAACACATAGGTGTCCGCCGTTACATAGGCCAGTCTTGCGTTCTCCGCATTCTTCACCAGCGTATAGGTGATGTCCGAGGAGATGTTGACCGTATTTTTGGTCTCCGAATCATAGTAGCTGATATAGCAGATATAGGTGATCATGCCGGAATCGGAATCCGCCAGCTTATCGCTGCTGACGGTTAAAATGCCGCCGGATACCGATTCACCGGAGGTCAGACTGCTCTCCGCGCCTGTCCCGTCCTTCCGTTTCCAAGAGATGGTCAGCCCGTTTGCTGACAGGGACAGGCTGGTCTGGTCGAGAAAGATCACCGGCGTCAGCGTCAGGTTGGTTGCCGCCCAACTGGGCGCATAGGTGTGGGGCAGCACATTGGGGTCCTCACTCTGGGTCTTTGGCAGATTGGAAGTGATATAAGCAGACAGCTTTCGCTGGTCTGTGATGTCAACGAAGGTCTGCTGGCTGGAAGTGAGTATGGTCGCCATAGAAAAATTCCTCCCTGTTAAATTGTAACCTCACAGCAGAAGGACGCATTGTCCGTCACATCTTCTGTGGAAATCGTAACCTGTTTCATTCCGGTGTGGCAGCTGTCCCAATTGGCGTCCGCCTCCTCGTCGCCGGAATATCTGTGCCAGACAAATCCGCTGGCGGGAATCGTATCGGTGATGTCCGCATCCCAGGAATACACCACGCATTTCAGGATGCTGCTCTGCCCCTTGTCCCGGAAGATGCTCACGCCCTCCACCCGCAGCTCCGTCCGGTACAGTTTGGACGCCGTGATCTCGTCCATTTTGCCGGAGATCACTTCTATTTTGGTGGTCTTCCCCAGCAGGTCATCCTCCAAAGCTGCAATGTTCTGGTTCTGCTTTGCGGAGATGGCGGTCAGCCGTACCCCGGTGGCGCCGATGGTGATGGTGCTGTTTGCCGGATCCAAAAAATCGACGGTTTTCGACAGGCACAGGTACCGACCGTCTATGCCGTGGGGAGCGGAGACGCAGTCCACATACTGCCTTGCGTGGATGGAGCCGATGTCCGCTCCCGTGTCGGATTCATCCACAATGGTCAGTTCCATGCTGGTCACGCCCTGGATCAGCTCCTTTAGCCTTGCTTTGGCTTTTCTCAGCAGATTGGACGCAAGGGTCACATCCTCCCAAATTTCAGTCGCCCAGATCCAGCCGATTTCGGTTACCGTGTCCTCGTCATAGATATAGTTCACACCGTCATTGACAGATGTGATATCCAGCCGGGTATCGGTTTCCACCTCATTGCCTTCTTCATCCGTTTCGGTGAGCTTTGCCCCAAGAGGGATCAGCGCGGTCACCCGTTCCGTATGGTCGCGGGTGATGCTCACATCCAGCAAATTCTTCCCGTACTCCACCGTCTGAACCGACCGTGCGTCAAAGTCGGCAAGGTAGTCCAGATATTTCACATCGCCCTCATAGCGCACCTGCAGGTAGCCGCCGTGGGTATCCAGCAGCTTTGCTTTGATGGCATCCATCGTGGCGGAATACTCCGAATTGCTATAGCTGATATAGTCGTTGTCATCCGTGACCGTAACATTGCCAAGGGCAAACTGCTTCTTGCTCTCCACTGCGGCGTTGTGGTTGGAAATGAACAGTTCCAACAGTCCTGCCAGCGTCCCGGAATAATCGTAGGGCGGCTGCTGGGTATCCTTAAGATAGGCGAGACAGGATTCGCACTTCCAGGTATGGGTGTTATAAAAATCGCTGCCGTCATCCAGGGCTCTGCCCTCGAATACCACCGCATCGTCCTTTTTGCAGATGATGGTGGACGCCATGGGCTTGATGGCAGTCAGGTATGGATGGTTATGGGGAGCGGACAGGGTGAAGCTGTCGATGTTCTCCGCGTCTTCATTGAGCTGCGCCTGCGTGATGGCCAGCTGAGACAAGTGGGGATGATAGAACAGGCTTCCGTCCACAAATACACGAAACAGACTCATAGGCGTCCCTCCCGGTAAGAGAAGGTGGTAACGCCGGAGCCTGTGATAGTGATGCTGTTGGTTCCCTGTGACAGTTCCAGTTCCGGGAAAGTCCATGCCCCGGCACTGACGGATTTATAAAAGCTGTCCCCTCCCACACTCCATGCCAGCGCGGTTTCCGCCGTAGTGGTGACCGTGGGAACCACCGGCATATAGTCGCAGGAGAGCTCTATTGTTCCACTGCCCGTGATGGTCGCCACAGTCTCATCGACATGGTAGCGGTAAGAGTCGCCGTCCTCGCAGGTGATGACCATTTGCCCCTTATGGGTCAGCGGGTCATAGGCCGGCTCCATCTGGAGCGTTCCCACCGCATATAGATTCGGCTCCTCGCTGGTGATCACCTCCGCCAACTGTCCGGCGTAGGGGTTTACCAGCAGTGCCACCAGTTCATTGAACCGGCTCCGGCTTCCCAGCATGGACAGGGTAATGGTAAAACTCCGGGGATTGTAAGCCACACGCCCCAGAGCTTCCGTGTAACGGATGGGAGAATTTCTACCCGGCACAATAATCGTATTGGTCTGCGACTGTGGCGTTGGAAAGTCGATGCTCTCCCGCAGCCAGCCCAGAGAACTGAGCCATACGCCGTTTATTTTGATGTCAGGTCTCATAGGCTCAGCCTCCTTTGCAGCTTCTGGCTCTGCCCCAGCTGACCATCGATGGCCGGGAGCAGATGTCCCACCAGCGTCCCATCATCCAGATACAGGCCCTTAGACGAATTATCCGCGATGATGGACAGATACTTCTCCATCCGGCTGGTATTGAGATAGCTGGACAGCATATTCTCTAACTGGTCATAGAAGCCTTTCAGCGGAAGAACCGCCTCGGCTCCCGCTTCGCCGCCGGCCATGAGGGAGCTGCCGTTCATGCCAAAAATGGTCGGGCTGGCTAAGATACCGCCCTCTTTGTACCACTGGATGGACAGCTTTGGTACGCTGGGCGGGGACAGGGAGAAGCTGCCCGTGATAGAGAAGTGCGGCAGCTTGATATCCGGGAACTTCAGTTTCAGCCCGGAGAAGAAGCTGCTGATTTTGTCCAGCGCATTCTTGACAGTCGTTTTCGCCGCCTCAATCGGTTTTGTAATCGTCTCCTTGATCGCGTTCCAAACGGAAGAAGCTGTGGCTTTGATGCCATTGAACACAGAGGATACCGTGCTTTTCACACTCTCAAATACGGAACTGACCTTGCTCTTGATACCGTCTACCACGGTACCGATTGCGGATTTAATTCCGTTCCAGACCGTAGAGGCCACGCCCTTGATGGCGTTAAACACGGTGCTGACGGTGTTTTTGATGGCGTTAACCACCGTGCTTACCTTCGTGCTGATGGCTGTCCAAATGGTGGAGATCACATTCTGGATCGCCGCCATGACTGTGGAAATAACGGAGGATATGGCGTCAATCGCGCCGGACACCTTTTCTGTGATTGCGTTCCAAACGGCTTCAATCGTCTCGTGGCAGTTTTCCCAGATGAACCGAAACGGCAGGGTGATAATATCCCATGCCGCTTCCAGAATGGAGCCGATAAGCTGAATGCCCACGCTGACCACATTCTTGATAGTCTCCCAGATACCCGTAAAGAAAGAAACGACGCCGTTCCAAATGTTCACGAAAAAATTCTTGACGCCTGTCCAGACTTCCTCCCAGCTTGTGCCAAACCAGCCCAACACCGTATCCGCGATGCCTTTAATCAGGTTGAGAGCCGTTGAAAATACACCCGTGATGCCATTCCAGATGCCGGAGAAGATTCCTTTCACGCCGTTCCACAGCTGCGACCAGTTCCCGGTGAACAGACCGATAAACACATCCAAAAGCCCGGTGATTACATCCAACACAGTCCCCAGGACAGCGGAGATCGCGGCAAAGGCGCCCTCAAACACAGGCGCCAGCAGATTGCAGAACCCATCCCAGATGGATTTTAGTACATCCACAATGGACTCAAAGTCAAAGCCCAGGGCATTCAGCCGCTCCGTAATGCCGGAGGTAAATTCCTCAAACTTGGATTTGATCCCCTCCCAGATGCCCGTGATTGCAGAGCGGAACTCCTCGTTGGTATCCCACAGGTGCTTAAACGCTGCCACAAGCGTGGCAATGACTGCCACCACCGCCAGCACAGGCCCGGCCACGGCGCTGATGGCACTGCCAAGCCCGGTAATGGAGCCGCTGCTCCCGGCGATCTTTACGCCAAGTTTCCCGACCGTTTTTGCCAGAGAGGAGAAGCCTTTCATGGCACTGCCAACAGAGGATACGGTTTTGCCCAGAATGATGAGCAGAGGACCGATAGCGGCAACGATAGCTGCAATGCGAACGATGGCCTGTTTCTGACTGTCATCCATCGCATTCAGCTTATCCACGAAGCCCTGTATTTTCTCCACGATGCTCTTGATGGCAGGGAGCAGGATCTCACCAAAAGAAATCGCCAGCCCTTCAATGGCTGACTTCAAAATGGTAAGCTGACCGGAAAGGTTGTCCAACTGGGTATCCGCCATTTGCTGGGCCGCGCCGCCGCTGTCGGTGATGGATTTCTGCAAATCGTCCCAGGTATCGCCCGTGTTGGCGAGCAGGGAGTTGACGGCGGCAAGGTCGGTCTTATTGAAGATCTTGCTGATAATGTTGTTCTTTTCTTCTGAGGTCATGCCGTCCATCGCCGTATTCATGTCGCCCAGAATATCATTGAGGGAGCGCATATTCCCCTCGGCATCGTAGACCTGCACTGACATATCCCCGACGGCAATCGCGCCGTCCTCACAGCCTTCCTGCAAAGACAGAAGTACATTTCGGAGGTGGGTGCCGCCCTCGGCGCCCTTGATGCCGTTGTTGGCGAGGATGCCAAGGGCCGTATTTAACTCTGCCGTACCGCCCTTGATGGACTTTGCCGTAGCGCCGATTTTCAGGATGCCTTCGCCTAACTGTGCCACAGAGGTATTGGTGGTAGATGCTGTCCGAGCCATCTGGTCTACCATGGTATCCGCCTCATCGGTTTCCATGCCCAGGGCGGACATGGCGTCGGTGACCATATCCGATGCGGATGCAAGGTCGATGCTTCCAGCCGCCGCAAGGTTCAGCACAGTCGGCAGAGTGTCGCACATCTGCTGGGTATCGTATCCGGCAAGTGCCAGATAATTCAGAGCCTCGGCGCACTCGCTTGCGGAGAAGGCGGTCTCTGCGCCCATCTTCTTGGCAAGGTCAGACAGGGTGTCCATGGTATTGACGGTCTGACCATCCACCTCGGACATAGCGTCTTTGGTGATACCCATAGTGGCCTGCACCTGGGACATACTGCTTTCAAAGTCTGCCGCCGTGGTAACCGCCGCAGTACCAAGGGCTGTCACACCCGCCGTCACAGGCAGGAGCTTCGTTCCCACGCCGGAGATGGTGTTTCCCACCGACTCCAGCTTGTCGCCTACTTCTTCGATTTTGGCAAGGGCAGCGTTGGACTCCACAGCCTGCTCCTGGAGCTTTTTTAATTCCTGCTCGGTCTCGATGATCTCTCGCTGCAGGGCGTCATATTTGTCCTGTCCCAGATCGCCGCTTTCCAGCTGCGCCTTTGCCTGTTCCTGGGCGGTTTTTAAGGTGTCCAGCTTTTCTTTGGTGGAACCGATCGCATCCTTCAGGAGCTTCTGTTTCTGGGTCAGCAGTTCGGTGTTGGATGGGTCCAGCTTCAGCAGCTTGTTGACATCTTTCAGTTCCGACTGTGTGCTTTTAATGGTGGAATTGACGCCCTTTAACGCCTTTTCTAGCCCTGTGGTATCGCCGCCGATCTCGACCGTGATCCCCTTGATTCTATTTGCCATGGTTTCACCTCCCCAAAGGCAGAAAATAATTTGAAATTAGATTGCTTTACGCTTGCTTTTAGCAATCGTTTGTGATATAATAAAGCCATACAATCCAGTGAGGTGATTATAATGGCAAGAACCGCATCCAGAACCGCAAATGTATATACAAGAGTCGATCCTGAAACAAAAGAGCAGGCAGAAGCTATCCTCAACCAGCTTGGTATTCCCATGTCCAATGCAATCGGGATGTTCCTGAAACAAGTTGTTCTCCAGCATGGCATACCGTTTGAGATGAAGCTCCCGACTGCAAAGCCGGTCGCTATCGGTGGCATGACAAAGGAACAGATTGACATTGAACTTCAAAAGGGCATGGATGATATTGCTGCTGGCCGCGTTGTCCCCGCAAATGAAGTGGAAGCTGAGATGAGGAGACTTTATGGCGTATGAAGATGAACATTGTCTATACCGTTCAGGCACAGCAGGATTTAAAAAACATCTACGAGTATATTGCCTATTCGCTGCTTGTGCCCGATACGGCCCGCAGCGTGTATCAAAAAATCATACAAGGCGCACATTCACTCGAATCCATGCCGGAGCGCAATCCTCTCTATAAAGAAGAACCTTGGCGTAGTCAGGGTGTGCGTTTTTTACCGGTTAAGAATTATTTGTTGTTCTATACCGTCAACAGCGAAACACATACGGTATCGGTCGCTCGAATTCTGTACGGCGGGATGGATATCAGCCGTCAGTTGGAAGAAAGCATCAATTTTTCGTGAAACCATAAAAGAGGAAGCGCCGATTCTTATCGACGCTTTTCCTATCTCAAAATTGATCGAACTCCCTTTGTCCGGCAATCTTTACATATGCTTTGTTTGCCACGCTGTCATTACCTTTCTCGGTCCAGATTTCCAGTACCAATCCGATGGTGAGGAGGTCGAGATCCGCAATGGAGATCCCAATCTCCACGCATCGGAGCAGGAAAAGTGCCGTAGTCATTTCCCGGCTGGTGCGGGTCAGTTTTTTTTAGAAGTCACCTGCGTCTGGAGGTTGCTGCCCCACAGTTCCAGAATTTCCGGCAGGATTTCATAAATAGAGAACATCTCAAACTGGTCAAGCCAGTCATCGATGGTGCTGGGGATGGTGTGGTCGGCATGGTAGGCCATGATATAGGCCACATTCTCAAAAATCTCCAGATCTTCGATCTCCATGGAGGAGCCATCTGCACCGCCCTTTTCCTTGTAGGACTGCTCCAGTTTTGCCAGGTCTTTAAAAATATCCCGCCCGAACTTGATGCGGTACAGGCGGGGAATGGTAGCGGAGGAGCGGAATTTCACATCCTTGCCGCAGATATTGATGGTTTTCTCAAGCATAACTTACCCTCCTTATTCTGCCGCCGTTTCCACAGGTGTATAGACCGACTGGTACCAGTTGGCGTATTCCGTGCTGTCCGTGGTATCGCCGGTACGAGCTTTCACCAGACCGTCCGAGCGAGGATCAGCGGTAATGGACAGCGTTTCGGTACCCGGCTCAATGGTATCCTCCTTGGTTTCGGACTCGATAGATGGACGGGAGGCAGTGCAATTATACAGCACATGACGGATCGCGTTTACATCGCCGTCAAACTCGAACAGCAGTGCGAACTTCACGCTCTCGCCCACATCGCTGTTTTCTACCAGCACTCCGTTGGTGTCCAGCGTTTCCTGCAGGATTTCCGTGCGGAACCATTCGGGAATCAGGGCGATCTCCAAATCGCCGGAGTATCCGTTGTTGGTCACGCTGCGGAAATACACGATCCCGTCCGCATAGAACGGGCTGGATTCACCCTCCGCGTCCAGACTGATGCTGACCGCGCCGGGGATGGACTTGGGCGCGGCATAGGAAAAACTGGTCACGCCGTCCGTTTCGGTTTCCGTCAGCTTGGCGGCATGGACGTTTTTCAGATTGTACTTGACTTTATTTCCCATAGAAATCAAACCTCCATTTCAAATGTGTACAGGACTTCATAGAGCTTTTCGCTCTCAATCCAGACTTCTGTTTTTTCATAGAAGATGCCCTGGGCATCCAGCGCACCCTCCAGTTTCTGTTCTGTTTCCAGATCCTTAAAATCGGTGTACAGTTCGATATCCACTTCACTGATTTTGTCATACACCATGCCATCTGCGGAGAAGTTATCGCTCCTGGGCAGGAGGTAGCAGATAAAAGGCGGGTCAGGGCTTTCTCCCTCGGCAAAGTGGTCGTAGGCGAAGGGGATGCCCGTTCCTCTTAAAATTTCCAGCAATGTCTCCATGTCAGCCTCCTAATGCTTTCGTGATCAGATCTTCCAGCATCTCCACACCCGTTTCTTCCGCAGGTGCGATATGGGGGATCGCCCTTACTCTCCCGCCGCCGCGCTTGGCATGACCCTTTTCCAACAGGTGAGCCAGGCGGTACCGGGTAGGGGAGTACACGGTCTGCTGCAGCGAGGTGCTGGACTCCGCTGTCGTTTTTGCTTTCCAGCTGCTTGCATAAGCCCCCGTATCCTTTGGAGCGTTGGCAGATATCTGCTCTTTCACAGCCTTGGCGGATTTCTTCACCGCCTTTTTCATATCCGATGCGGCCAGATCCGCATATTCTTTTAATCCTTCGTTGATGGCATCCGCCATCTCATCAATGCTCACCGTCCTGCTCATGACCTTACCTCCTTCCGGCACAGCAGCTTGATTTCTTTCCTGTTGTAATTCATCATGTCTACGGACGCGATGTTATACACATCCCCGTGGAAGATGACACGGAAACCCGTGGAGGAGATATTCTTAAGCTCCGAGCAGTAGCGGACACTGAACGTAATGGTGCGCTCCTCTGTTGTCACCTCGCCAGACTTCTCCTCCGCCTCATAGGTGGATGCGTAGGTGGAACAGGAGAAATAATCCTCCCAGGTATTTAAGTGGTTTCCGATGCTGTCTACCACCACCGTGGTTTTCTGGATGGTGATCCGTTCGTTCATCCTCCCGATATCCATATCAGAAATTCACCCCTTCCCGCACAGCAAACAGGATCGAACGCAGGGTGAGCGTCAGATCGTGGTGGTCCGCCTCCTCCCTGTGTTCATAGAGATACGCCAGGGAATAAAGCACCGCCCCTTTCATAATGGCCGCAATGCCTTTTCTGGTTTCATCCGTGTACTCCGGCTCCTCCAGTTCCTCCCCGCATATCTCGCTCCACTGTGTTTCCGTCAGCCGTGCGACATCCACGCACAGTTTTGTGGCAGTATCCAGGAGGATGCCGATTAAAGCATCCTCGTCACTGCTGTCTACCCGCAGGTAGGTTTTCGCTTCTTCAAGTGTTACCATGAACCGGCATCCTCCCTTCCCTTATCAGCCCTGGGCGGCCATCTGGAGAACCTTCACGGACTCCGGCAGGATCAGCTTGCCGTCCACACGCTGGGTGGTCAGGAAGCCTACCTGGTCGGTGCGGGCATACAGCTCGTTCAGACGGCGGAAGGTGCGGTTGGTGCGGTCGGCGATCCAGTAGTAGCTGTAATCACCAAACACCAGCGCCTTATTGCCAGCCTCCAGCACAGGCATATAGGAACTGGTGCGGATGGGCTTATTCAGGATGGTGTCCGGCTTGCCGACTTCCAGACTCGGCTTCCAGATATAGTTGCCGTTGTTGTCCTTCAAGAGCATCAGCTGCAGAAGCAGAGCCTCGTTGCACAGGAAGGACGCCTTCTTACGGTACGGGGATTTCAGGCTGTAGTACAGCTTGAAAATCTCATCGAAAGTCACGGCGTTGGCGGACGCGGCGGTCACACCTACCCGCGCACAGGCATCGTCCAACAGGCCCAGCGGCTTGCCGATCCCATCGCCGGTGAAGAACGCCTTCTCCTCGGCGTTGCCCATACGCACACCAAAACGGCGGGCGATATAGCTGGCAAGGTCGAAAGCGGAATCGTTCAGCAGCTCGTTGGAGATCTTAATCATGGTGCCAAGCTTATAGGCAGACAGCGTGGTCTGGCCGAAGGTGGCATCGGACTCCGGGATTTCCTCCCCTTCATCTACCCAGGTTGCCTCACCCGTGTCCTCCGCGATGGGGATTTTACGGGTACCGGAACTGGTGTGGATGACGGTCGCAAGACCACGGAAGATATTGTTCTCCTCCAGAGCCTCTAAGAGTTTCCGCTCAAACTCATCCGGCACCGTGTAGCCGCCCTCGGTATCCACACCGATAGACAGAGCATCGCGGATTTCGGAAACATTGCCGCGGCTGCGGATCATATTCCAGAAAGCCTCGGAATACTCAGCGGTCCCGGTGGGACTGGTCTTTTTGCCGGTCACAGGGGTGTTAGGATTGGTGGGCTTACTGGTAATTGGCTGGGAAGTGGGCTGGGAAAGCTGCGCGTCCAGCTGTGCCTGCTGCTCCAGACGATCAATCTCGACACCGAGATCCTTGACCTCCTGCGCCATTTTGTTGTACTGCTCCACGGCATCGGAAGCCACAAGGCCGTTCTCGCCACGGTGCTTCTCCAGGAAATCCTTCGTCTGCTCCCAGAGAGTGTTGCGCTTGTTACGCAGTTCGATAATCTTACTCATAGAAAATACCTCCATAAATGATTTTTGATTGGTTTGTAGTGGTTTGCAGGTGTATGAAAACAGCCGGAGCGCCTTATCGTTTCAGGCAGTCCAGCTGATTCATCAAAATCTCATACGGCATGGAACCGTCATTGGTTTTGCCGTCCATCCCGATGGTTGGCGGCACGTCCATTTTTTCAGACAATTCAGACAGGATGTCTGAAAGCGACCGGAACTCGCCGCTCTCATCGGTGAGACGGATGGAATGCTCTGCCGGAGTTTCCAATGCCTCCGTGGTTTCCTTAAGAGCAACAGAGACGGGATCGGGCTTCTGTACACCCAGGCGGTTAAGGATGGTCAGCCCCATCTGCTTTGCCGAATACATCAAAGGCTCCGGCAGAAAACTGTCAAGGGTGATTCCCTTTTTCTTCTTTTCATCCTCATCGTCTTCGTCATCTTCGTCCTCGCCTTCCTCCGGCTCCTTCTCTTCTCCCTCGTCCGGCTCATCCTCCTCCTTCTTCTTCGGAGCGAAGGGATTGTCTGCGTCCTTAAAGAGGATCTCGTCCACAAAGCCCATGTCCAGGGCTTTCTTGGCGTTCAGCCAGGTCTCATTGGTCATGAGCGTTGCGATGCGGTTCCTCGACAGGTGAGACTTTTCCGCATAAGCGTTGATGATGCTCTGTTTCACCTCATTCAGCACCTCGATAGCGTGTTCCATGTCCTTGGATGTTCCCATGGCGATGGTGGACGGATCATGGATCATAATGAGACCGGTCGGGCTGATTGCCACATGGTCTCCCGCCATAGCGATGACTGATGCCGCCGAAGCCGCCACGGAGTCGATCTTGACCGTGACCTTGCCCTTATAGTCACGGAGCATCGTGTAGATCTCGCTTGCGGCGAACACGTTACCGCCCGGACTGTTCAGCCACAGGATCACATCCCCTTCCTCGGCGTTCAGTTCGTCCCGGAACGCTTTCGGTGTCACTTCGTCTCCCCACACGGATTCCTCATCGATAGGGCCTTCCATGCGAAGGACACGCTCTCCCGCATCATTCCGGATCCAGTTCCAAAATTTCTTCACTGTATCTTCCTCCTTGATTTTCGCGTACTCTCACTCTGCTGATTCTCTCTGTTATTGGTGCCTTCTTCCTGCTCCTGCTCCTCGGGCTGCTCTTCCTCTGGCTCCTGCTCCTCTTCGGATTCCTCTTGCTTGGATTTTTGTTCGCCTTTCCCCAAAGCCTTATCTACCTCTTTTTGCACATAGGCCGCACCGATGTCAGCCAACTTCACATAACTTCCGTTACAGCAATATACATTACCCCCAAGTTCATCCGGGATCGGATCAAGGTTTTCCAGCCTGCGGATATCGTTGGGTGACAGAAAACCATTTGCAAAACCTGTAGCGTAACCGTTCATGCGGCTCTGGTAATCGCCACGCAGGAGGCCGTCCACATTGAATTTCGGGAAGTACTCATCCTGCTCGTCCTCTAACAGCAGATCCTTGACGATTCCCTGCTCAAACCGTATCAGCCACGGCATCAGTGAGTGAACAACAAAGTCAAGACTCTGATGCTCGATATTGGAGAAGGTGGCATGCTCCAAATCCTGAACCATGTGCGGAGGCACACGGAAGATGCGGCAGATTTCATCTACGGAAAACTTCTTTGTCTCAAGGAACTGACTGTCTTGTGGATTCAAACTGATCGGTTTGTACTGCATGCCCTCTTCGAGCACAGCCACCTTGTGGGCATTGTTTGCGCCTCCGTAGACCGCCGACCAGTTTTCACGGATTTTTGCCGGATCTTTGAGGGTTCCCGGATGCTCCAGCACACCGCTGGGCTGTGCGCCGTTACGGAAGAATGCGGATCCGAATTTCTCCACAGCCATCGTGGAGCCCAGCGCGTTTTTCATCATGGCAATGGGAGAAAACCCTACCAGACCGTTAAAGCCAAGCCCCGGAATGTGGAACATATCCTCGCGTTGGAGGATAATTTGCTTGTTGGTTTCTCCCGGCACCTCGTCCGTATAGGCTGAGTAGATATAATAAATATTGCCGCCGTTGTCCCTGTCCACTTCCACATTTTCAGGAGATAAAGGGTAAAGCGCCAGAATCCCGTTTTTGCCATCCCGGATAATCTGTGCATAGGCGTTGCCCCACAAAAGGAGGCTCGTCATAAGCACTTCACGGAAGGTGAAACTGGTCATCTCTGGATTCGGCTGACGGTAGAGGATCTTGTACAGCGGATGGTCTGTCGCCATCTCCTTCTCACCGTTTTTGCCAGTATATTTATACAGGTGCAGCGGCAGTCCCGCCACGGATTCCGACAGCAGCCTCACACAGGCATAAACTGTGGAGATCTGCATCGCGGACTTTTCATCCACACGCTCGCCGCTGTCGGCTCTGCCGAATATAAATGTGTTCCCGGAGTCCCGGACGTTATCCTGGATATCAGGCAGTTCAGGCGCATCTCTGGGCTTTGCAAAACCCAGCCATTCTAATAGTCCCATTGGTTATTCCTCCCATCATAATAATTTAGAAAACCAGGAGTCCACGCTCCGGGTCATCATACACACTGCCTGTCTGCTCATGCCGAATACATCGGTCAAGGGCCATAATCAGGGCTACAATACCATCAATCTTCTCTGTGGATTTCGCTTTGCTTGGCTTGATGTTTTCTGCTGCATCTGTTTCCGCTACAACATTTCCTGCCATCCACCGAAGGACTGGATTGCCGCCGTGGGTGATTTTCCCCTCCAACAGCAGCTTGTACAGTTCCTTCATTGCTGGACTCATATCTTTGTATCCCATACCGATAGGAACCATCGTGAAGCCCTCGCCCTCAAGGTTCTGAATCAGCTGCGTCGCGTTCCAGCGGTCTACTCCAATCTCAAGGATGTGGTACATCTTCCCTAGTTCAATGATGTCCTGCTCGATTCGGTCATAGTGAACCACATTCCCCTCCGTTACACGGAAAAGCCCCTGCTTCTCCCATGTCTCATAAGGTACATGGTCGCGCCGGGATCTTAGAGAAAGCGTCTCCTCCGGGAGCCAGAAATACGGAAGCACAATATAGTACTCCGTCTCATCCCTTGGTGGGAATACCAGGACAAAAGCCGTGATATCCGATGTGCTGGACAGATCCAGGCCGGCATAGCAATCACGCCCTTTCAGCGATTCCAAATCAATCGGTCGGTTTCCCCGGTCATAGATATGCTCCGGTATCCAGCAGACCGTACTGGACACCCAGGTGTTGAGCCGGAGCTGCCGGAACACATTCTCCTCCGCCGGATTCTGGAGTGCCTCCTTATATGCCTCACGGACACGCTCGATTTTTATGGTGTACCCTAGGGAGGGGTTTGCTTTATACCAGTTCTTCTCATCGTGCCAGTCCTCGTCCGGCTCCAAACCATAGACCACAGGGTAGAAGGACGGATCCTCCTTTTTCCCCTCAAGAATCTCCTTTGCCTTGGTATGAACTTCATAGCAGATAGAATTCTTGTCGTTACCTGCGGTCGTGATCATGAAGAAGAGAGGCTGTTCTCTGGCGTCACCGGAGCCTTTGGTAAGCACATCGTAAAGCTGACGGTTCGGCTGTGCGTGGAGCTCGTCAAGGCACAGCGCCGATACATTCAGGCCATGTTTGTTCGCCACGTCTGCCGAAAGCACCTGATAGAATCCTGCGTTGGCATTGTTAATAAGACGCTTGCTGGCGGTCATGATTTTTGACCGTTTCATCAGCGCCGGATTCATTTCCACCATGCGTTTCGCGACATCAAAAACGATGGATGCCTGCGCCCGGTCAGCGGCCGCGCCGTAAACCTCCGCAGACGGCTCATTGTCCGCATAGAGCATATACAGGGCAACTGCCGCCGCCAGTTCACTGTTGTGTGTTTTCACCATCGACCGGCCTGCCAAATAGCAGTGGCTTGGGCTGTCCACCTGGATGCACTGCATTTTCACAGGTTCATCTATCGGCTGGATATCCTCCAGATAATGAAAACAGGAACGTGTTTCTTTTACACGCTCCCGCTTTCGTACAATCTTCCTCTGTAATCTGGATGTCGGCTGGTCCTCAAAGGTGGTAAACCGAATCTTGTACAAGGTTTCCCCGGTTGGTACCCCGTACCGTGTGGAAGGTTCCTCGTGCATGGCATTCTTAATGCCAAGGCTCCACAGCAGTTCCCTCACCGAATCTGCCAGCGGTTTGATGGTGCTGACATAGGTGCTGAGTGCTTTCCGTTCGCTGATGCTGCCATCCGAATCGATCAGACCTTGCAGGAGCGCCCATCGCTGCTCTTCCGATGCACGGAGATATTCCGGTCGAATCACCTTTTCACGGAAGTTCCGTACAAGGATTGCCTTTAACTCTTTGTAGACCAATTTTTTACTTCCAGGCTGATAATACACATTATATAATTCGTATGGAATCAATTTCTTTATATCTTCCACATCTGAATCACGAACAGTGATCCACGGCTCGTTTGCGCACCCATTCCCCAGCCAATATCCGTAAAGATAAGGATCAACGGGAAGTTCCGCTTCCTCACATTGGAGCGGCCTTGCCACAGGAATACGGATAAGGGATCGTCTGTATTCCTTGAGATTACCCTTATATTTATCCCTGTACTTCATCGTCCTGCGGTAGATTTCCCCGGTTGTCATCTGCATGGCCGTTGGTTTTCCCCGGATATAATCCACATCCCAGAGATGCCGCTCCCCGGCCACGATAGAAGAGCCGTCACGGAAGGTCAGCCGGTATGCCTGTTCCTTATCATCGATTTCGCTCTTGGCTACCACATGGCAGGGCTGGCCGTTCTCATCGAAAACCGTGTCACCAACCTTCAAATCTCCTATGCTAGTAAAGCCATTAGGCGTGGGAATCGGTGTGTCCAGAGCAAGCTCTTTTCCATTTTTCTTCCCCAGCTCAACATAAGCCGTGCGGAACTGCCTTTTTCCGTCCTTATCTACAATACCGAAGATATCCCTGACGATTTGTTCCTGCCAGGGCAGAAGCCAGAATTTTTTGTTGCTCCATCGACCTTTTGTGTGTTTCAGGTTTTCTATGAAAAGCACAGCCCGGTCTGCTTTTGCCTTATCGTAATGCGATGTCGGCAGCATGAACCGGGTTGGCTGGTAATTTTTCAATTTCGGGTAACCTTGCGGTCTTGTCTCCGCCACGTGGCATCTCCTCCTCTCCGTTAAAAATGAGCATGAAAAAAGGCCGCCAGCGTCAGCCGGTAGCCTTCAAGCGTGTATCTTATTTTTTCTGAGTGTTAGCTCTCCAAAATCGCTGTGATCTGGAAGCGTTTGTTGAACTCCGCTGCCGTGATGGTGGCATCATCGCTCCCATCATCGGCTCCGTAAAAAACCTGGACCTTTCCGCCCTCGGTGTTTGCCACACCGCATTTCCCGGTCTTGGTTTCCTTAATCTCGATGGTGTGTGCGGTGTTCTCCGCTTTCACCAGCTTTTCAAATTCTGTCATGATCTGTTCCTCCCTTAACCTAATTTCGCAAGTTCCGTTTTTGCCTGCTCAAGCGCAATCTCAACCAGCTCTTTGTATTTCTCTTCGGTGATGGAGCCGTTTTTCAGCGCCTCGGCAAAAATCTGAAGGTTTCTGTTCTGTGCCTCTATGATGTTGATTTCTCTTTCTTTTCTTGTGCTGATCATCGCTTTGCCCTCCGTTTTCTTGGGTTTTCTCTTCGTTGTGTCTGTATATTACCGTCAAGTGCGGAGGATATCCAGTCTTTTATCTATCATAAATGTACCAAAGATCGCGCCGGTTAATCGGGCGGCTTATACACATTCGGTAAAGAGAAAACAGCCCCTTTCGGAGCTGCCCTGCCGTTTATTTTGCATCTTGTTCAAGTCTCAGTTATGTTCGTTCAGCAGGATGCTGAGCGCAAGGTTCCCTTCTTCGCAGGTCGGCTCCAAATCCCAGCCTCTGTCGTAGTTGGCGATCCACTCGCCGTCCATCTTAAGGCTCAGCTTGCTGATCCTGCCGCCGTTGATGCCGTACTCCTCGCTTGGCTCCTCATAGTGCTTAATCCAGTAATGCACCGTCCTGTAGCCGCCATCCTTTTTCGGAATCCCAATCGTACCCTCTGTCCACATGGTCTGTTCCTCCTCAAAGTGTAATGATGCCGTAAAGTCTGGCGTCGCTGCGGTAAATCTCCTTGCCGTCGCTGGTGGTCTTCCAGTAGGTGTAGGTAACATCCTGGCTGATGCTCCAGCGGCTCGTTTCCCTGCTGCCGAAGGTGTTGATGTTCTCGGTAAGGTGTACCCGGATGCTCTTTTTGTTGATCTTGATGATCTCGCCGTTCCAGCGGTTTGCCTGAATCAAAACCCCAATGCATCTGCTCCTGTATCCCTGAACCTTCATTCCGATGTTTGCCTTCATGTCCGTGTCCTCCTTAAGTTTTGGGTTCGTTCCCCTTCGTTGTGACTGTATATTACCGTCGAACGCGGAGGATATCCAGTCTTTTCTGCATCATAATCTGCACAAAGATACGCAGTAAAATCAGGGTACATTACACATTCGCAGAGAGCGCCATGTTGGGCTTTCCCACGCTTGCAAAGAATAAGTCAATACAGCCAAGGGAGCGGTTCCCGCCCCTCTGTGGCCGCCCTGGTTGGGTTTGGTGGGCTTTAATTCACCCTGAAAAGGTAACCATGGCGTTTCTCATATTCGCCTGTCAGGTAATCCCTGTGCTGGCTGTTGATCTCCACCAACCCTTCCAAGGTGCATCCGGCTTTCTGAAATTCCCATGCGCTTTCCACTGCTCCGCTCCAGGTGGAGGAGAAAGTAAAGTGTGTGATTCCCACCTTGCGCAGCGTCTCAACCAACTCTGCCTCGTTGCGGTAGTCGCTTACCTCGGAAATGTCAATGTACTCGTTGTCCCTGTCCCTCGCCTCCCGGTAGGACCGGAAACACCGGGCGTACCCTGCGCCTTTGGCGTCAACTTCAGTCGCCCACGCTCTATGCTCCTCCCTGGCATCGTTCTTGCCGGCCTCGCTGTCAGCCGCATCGTATCTTGCTCTGATCTCCTGCTCTTTTCTGTATTCCTCCGCAAAATTGTTCTTCATGGTGTTTTCCTCCTTGTTTTTTCGGGGTTCGTTCCCCTTTAGTGAGTGTATATTACCGTCAGGTGTGGAAAATAGCCAGTCAATTCTGCGCCATAAATGTGACAAAGATCGCATCCGATATCAGGGCAATATAGACACATTTTTGCTACGGAAAAAGGAGCCTCTCGGCTCCCTCCCGGCTGTATCTCAGGCGAACACTGCCAGCCCGTCTTTGTGCTGCCAGGCTGTGTTTACCGCCTCGCACTTTGCGGGGTCGGCAATCCAGAGGCATCCATCCGCATCCTGTAAAATCAGGTCGCCGGTGACCGGGTGGAAGGCTGTGACTGTGGCTGTCTGGCTGAAGTTGCGGACCGCCTGTCCGATGGTGAAGTTGTGTTGTGTCATGGTGGCACCTCCTGTGAAGTTGGTGGGGGAGGCTTGCTCACCCGTTTGGTTTATGCAAACTCGATGGTCAGGCATCCTGCGCTCCCAAGGAAGAAGCTCTGCTGCTCCAGCGGATCTTGCATGAAGCCTTCTTTGGCTTCTTTTGTCATCCGGTCGAGGCGCTCCTTCCCAAGCTGCTCTGTCAGGACTTTCTTGCTGGCTTTCTTTCCGTTCAGGTAGTAGGTGGTCTTCATGGTGTTGTCCTCCTTTGTTTTTGTAGCTGTATATTACCGTCAGGTGCGGAAAATAGCCAGTCAATTCTGCGTCATAAATGTACCAAATATCTGCACAGAAAACTGTGTATATTGGACGCCGAGGATAAGGAAATGGCGGCCGAAACCGCCCATCCTTTTATTCTGCTGCCTCCCCAAGAAACCGGACTTCGTAGCGGATCAGGAAGCCGTTGATGTCGCAATACCCGCCAGCCTGCGCTTTTTCCATGCAAGCCTCCGCTTCCTGCCTGGTCTGGTAGATGCCGCTGTACGGCACCCACCTTGCACCCTTCTTTCCGCCTCTGCAAAATACCTGGTACATGCTAAGTCCTCCCTTCCTTACCTGCTCTGCTGACCCCGCAGGAAAGCCTGCTCCAGCATCGCTTCAATGGCTCCCACCGAAAGGTCTACAAAATCTTCCTCGTCGTTCATGCGGTATTCCAGGTCGCCGCGCTGCTCGATGGCGTAGGATGCTTTCTTTGCGATCTCCAGAAGTTCCTCGGCTTGCTTTTTTGTAATGTTCTTCATCATGGTCTGTGTCCTCCTTGTTTCCGGGGTTCGTTCCCCTTTCGTTGTGGACATATTACCGTCAAACACAGATATTATCCAGTCAATTCCGCACTATAAATGTGACAAAGATCGCGGCACATATTTGTGTACATTATTCCAGGTCTTTTCGCATCTCAGCGATCTCATCCTCGGTCATGGGGATCGCAAGGATCTCCCCGTCCAGGATGCCAATCAGCTCCGGCATTTCAAACCGGCGCAGAAAGAACTCCGCCTGTTCATCTGTCAGGCTTCCGAAGTCGTCCTCGGTCAATCCGCAGAGGAAGAAGGTACCCACAACCGGACCGTAGCCGCATTCGTGGATGTTTCGGTTTAGGGCCAGCCCTTCTGCGATGCCGTTGTCATTGCACACCAGACTGACCGCCTCGTCCCAGGGGTAGATTGCCTGGATACAGCCGCCCACAATGCTCTGGAGGTTTCCCAGCGTGTGTTCGATCTCCATGATGCGGGGCCGCTTGTACGGCTCCACCACAACAATCTTCATCATTTCTCCCATGGCCAGTCCTCCTCTACAGCGATCCACTCGGTCAGCGGCGCTGTCCTGCCCATGTGTGCGAGGATTGCCTCCATGGTACCGCACTCATCACAGATCATGATGTCGAGGCTCCGGCTAAGAGCGTGTCGGCTCAGTTTTCCCGGCATCACCGCTCCGCACCTTGGGCATCGGTCACCGTCCTTCTGTGTTTTGGCAAGCCGCATCAGTCTGTATCTGGCCGCCTCCTCCGCAGATGCCTTATGACAGCGGTCCTCGCCGTAGACCACGCCCAGGCTTCCGCCTGTCAGCCAGCTGGCGAACACCGTGCCCGTGTCATCCACGCAGGTGACGCAGCCCAGCGTCCCAGGCTTTGGTGCCTGGACATCCACCATGTGATCCAGAACGACCACCGTTCCAACCGGGTATTTCTCTCTGATCTGCTCCACGCTTTTCTGATCCGGCATCTTCATCTCGCTACACATCCTTTCTCATCGTCATAATATCTTGATAGCCACTGTGCCGCCAGCCGTTTCCCGATGCTGTCCGTGACAGCTCTCTTTAACACAGTCTCGTTAAATCCAAATCTCCGGTAGCCTTCCGCACAGATATCGTAGTAGTGGAAGGTCGGGATCCCCAGCGACCGCTCCTCGTGCATGATGTAGATAATGGCATCCGCAGAGCCGATAGGAGCGCCGTCCAGCAGGCTTTTCAGTTCCACCTCCACCGTCGCTTTGTAGTAAAAGGTGGGGCATCCTTCGTAGCGGTCAAGATGCGCTTCATCCTTGTCGGATATGCTCCACACCAGGAGTGGCACCTTCCTGCCCTTCTTTGGCTCCACCGTCAGGTAGGAGCCTGTCTTGCTTCCCTTAAAGAGCAGCCGGTAATCGGGAAACTCTGCCGTTCCCACAGGAACAGCGTCGGGGCATCTTGCCGCCATCTGCCCAAGCGACAGGTTACTGCCGTAGGCTAAGTACAGTTTCCGTTTCATTTCGCATCCGCCTCCTTCCCGTATCCGGCGCTTTCACCGGCCTTCTCTTTTTCATAATCCTCCTGGCTTGCCTCGCCCAGCACATGGAACTCCGCGCCCTCGAAATAATCCGAGTCCAGAATGTACTTTGTGTTGTGCCAGCCATCGCTAACCTTCTGGTGCGCATCCATTTCATCCTCGGCTTCCACTGTGACTACCCTGCGCAGCGTCTCCACGATTGCCACTTTGTAATATCTCTTGTCCATATGATTCTCCTTTCCGGCAGAGCGTTTCCCGCCCACCCATTGTCTTCTACTGCCTTAAGGGCGGCTCTTCGCCACCCGATCCCCTTGGGAGGTTTCCCTCCCTTGGGGTTTTGGTAGAAGGCTCCCTTTACGGTCTGCCGTGCCGCCATGCGCTGTTACCACCGGCGTTGCGGATGAAGTACTCTCTGGGGGTTTTGAACTCATCCCCGATGAATCCGAGTCTTACGAGCCAGCAGCGGAGTGCAAAGGCTTCATTTTCTGTTTGTTGGGGCTTGGGGCTTGCGAACTTCACATCCTTTGCCATCTGGTTCATGGCCAGGCAAAGGAGAATCATGCTCCGCAGCTGTCCGGCGTTCAGGCCTCCCCGTCTGCCATCGCCCTCATCATCAAAGGCAAATAATCTGAATTCGATGGTCCTATATCTTTGGAAAAGGGCGTGCAGATTAAGCATCCGGTAGCGGCTCTGCGAGTATCTTGAGTGGTCGATGTAGCCGTTGTACCAGCACCTTTCCAGGGCTTCCATGGTCTTGGGTTTCTGCTTGTTCAGCCTTTTCAGGAAATCCGGGTCAACTGTGCGGCAGTAGTGGGCTTCTCTCATCCGGTCAATCTTGATAGCTTTCTTGAGCTGTCCTTCGTGGGCTGCCATGATGTTGACCAGGTTTCTGATGGTCTGCGGTGTGTGTCCGTCACTTCCCAGATGAATGTGGACTCCACAACCCCGACTCTGTGAACTCTTCATTCCCGCATGTCTGAGCTGCCTTACAAGCTCCTGCAGGGTTTCCATGTCCTTGTCGTAAAGGAGAACCGGCGTTACAAGCTCTACCTTCTGGTCGTCAGGTCCCTGAATGCTCACATCCCGTGAAAATTTCCAGGTGCGTCCTTCCTGGTCTTTGCAGGCCCAGGTCATGTAGCCGAATTCTGCGGCTGCGTAGTAGGCTGCCGTTCCAAAGAACTTTGCTGCGGTTTCCGCTGCTTTCTGTCTGGTGATGCCGTTGCCTTCGATTTCCACTCCAAAGGTGGTCTTCTTCATCTCTTCAATCTGGCGTGCTGTTTTCTCGTTCATGGTATGTTCTCCTTTTCGGTTTTGTTTTCCCTTTCGGTAGTCACATATTACCGTCGGTTCGGAGATATAGCCAGTCAATTATGAGCCATAAAGTACACGATCTTTTGGGCTGTGTATCGGCACATATTTGTGTACATTATTCCGGTGAAAAGACTGGATAAATGTACATTTCCGAGTTAATATTGGGTAAACTGGAGGAGGGGCCTCCATATTTTTCGGCCCCCGTTAGGGGTCAGGAGCAGGTCGTACTGATCCCATCAGCCGTGTCAGATGCCGCCGCTTCCTTTGCCGTTTTCAGAGCATCCCTCTTTGCTTTCTGCCTTGCAGAAAACTTCTCCGCGTCAGCCGGAGTGCGGAAAGCCGTATGCCCGCTGAGGTTTTGCATCAGAATCTTCCGAGCAGTTTTGAACTCATCGCCGCCCATGCCGATTCGCACCAGCCAGGTTCGCATGGCATATTTTTCATTGGTTTCATCCACCGTTTTCGCCTGGATGCGTTTCTGGGTGAGCGCCTGGGCGTTCATTTTGGATGCCAGCTTGGTATAAGTATCTGCGTGATCAGCATCGACGGGGTGAAAGCCCGTAAAGGTCAGTTCCTCCGATGTCATAGTCAGACCGCTTATGCTATTTCCATGTTTATCCTCATAGTCCGCAATGGCCCTCACCATATCCTCCATAGCGCCCCCGCAGAAATCATCTTTCAGTGTTTCGATCAGACCGAAATCCACATGGAAGTCAGCCCCTGTTGCCTTGGAAATCAGGTGCCCCCTGGAATATATCAGATTCAGGAGATTGCAGAGCGAAACGCCCGTATGCTGCGACATGGGGAAGGAAACATTCAGAAGGGTAGGGGAGTCGCCCTGCTCCGGCTGATCTTCCTGTTCTTCGTGATCTTCCATTTCTGTTGACCCCTGCATAATATCCGCCGATGTTCCTTCAATCATGCCCTCGCTGATCAGCGTGTTAATCACAGCCATATCCGTATCCTCCTCCTCGACGCTGAGAGTCCCGTCCTTTTCCACCGTGTAGGTGCCAATCTGGTAGGCGCAGCTGGGGACGCCCATGTACTTGGGCCGAACCCCCGCCAGTTCGCCGACTCTCTTTACCAGTCCTTTGCGGCTTTCCACCGCCATAGCATACTTCATCATAAGCCCATGCTCCTTTCATTTTGGGCGGTCAGGTTGCCCCCGCCCTTTGGTTATGGGCATATTAGCGTCAAAAACTGATTTTATCCAGTCATTTCTCTGAGAAAAACCATCTTCTACAGACGTGACAAATATGGCTCCCCACATGGCGTGTAGATTACACAATCCGGTATGGTCGGCCATACCAGCGTTTCATGATACAGCCGACCGGGTTATCAATTTCCTTCGTTCAGACCATCTGCCCAGACGATGCCGGAAAGGACATAGAGAGCACACGGAACCGCAAGGCCATTTCCATACATGCGGTAGGCTGCCCCATCGCTGTACGGATCTGCCAGCCACTTTCGTATCTGCTTCTCCGTTTTTGGTTTGGAAGCATGGGTGATTGCCTTTCGGTGTGTCTCAAACACATCCGTCCAGAAAGCGACTTCTTCATCAGACGGATTCTCTTCTCCCAGATTGTCACACCACCATCTGGGCATTCCCTGCAGGGCAGCGCATTCCGTTGGAGTCAGTCTGCGGACTGTATACACAGGTTCTTCTGCCTTGGGAACAGGCGCAACAGTGGTCGGATCCTTGTAATCCCTTGCCATCAGCGTGGGAGATTTTTCCTTCTCAACATCCATATAGGAACCGGTCGTCATGGCGTAAGTCCCCATATTTTTCTCGGCATCTTCCAGTACATGGAAATCCCCGCTCAGTGCCTCCTGGTTCCCAAGAAACTGCTTCTTCCCCATGCTGGCAGTCAGCGTACCGAAGATGTCTTTCCCAGAGCCAGTTTTCTTATCGAACGATGCTTCCGGCGCTGCGACCGCATGGCGATCTACAGTATTAAGCGTAAAAGAGACATCTTCATTTATCCCGTCACCCTGCGGACCGTTCTTATCATCCCTGCCAATCATGGAACCCTGGATGACAAAGGTCTGCATCTGGTCGGACTGGCTTGCCATCAAAGCGCCGCTCTTGCCGTGAAGGTCAACCAGTTCTCTGCGTGTATTTACATGAAAAGCGGTCGGCTCCTGCTCTGCCACATAGGTCTGCTGCTTCATTCCAGGATTCGCCGCAAGCGCACCGGCTTTGTCACCGAGATCCCTTACCTCGTCCCTTTGGTTTTGCGTAAATGGGATTGCTCCCTCACGCTCCACCACGCAGATGCCTCCCTGGTGGCAGCCTGGATCGCCGCCTCCCACATCCAGCGTCCGGCTGGTCTTTGCTTCATAAATCCCGGCATGGGGATTGTCTGAAAGCATAGCGTGTGACTTGTAGGAGCTAATGCCATAGGCTGTCTGCTCCGGTTCAGTCGGTTCCAGCACACAGTTGAAGTTGTCCTTATCCGGCATATGCTGTGTGCCGTCCGCATTGTCACGGGTGAGGGTAGGTGATACCTGCCCGCCGTCCCAGGAGCAAGCCTGCGGTTTCTTTTCCACTGCAAGTTCGTTACAGCGCGTTTCGCCGATGTCAAAAGTGTTCAGTGTGTTCGCCACATCCCCTTCTTTCCAGTCCGGCGCTTCCTGTGCGGAGTGGGGTCTGGTACCTTTCACGAACGGCACAAACAAGGTCTGATCGTTATTGGTAGCAAGTGTGGCGGATTTGTTGGCCTGTGTTAAAATTCCTTTGCCTCCTCCTTCACATCCGCAGCGCACTTTCATGGTGATCGGCACAGGTTCTTCTTCCATCAAAAGCGGCACGTTGTTTCCGCCGGTTCCCATACGACTGCAGAGCGTCTGGACGTTGCCGTCCTCCTCAATCTTGATCCTGCTGTCGGTAGGATTATGCTGTAATGCCATGGCCGCCGGCACAATCCCGGCTCTCAAGGTTGGGGATACTTCCTCCTCATAGCCGATGCTACGGCTCTTTGCTGAATGCTCCGTACAAAAGCCCGCCGCTTTCAGTTCGTCATCCATCACCACAGGCGGATGCCCGTGTGTCTCGGCTCTGAGCGTCCCCGTTACATCTTCGCTGACATTGATCCGGTCGCCGCCCTGGTCGTTGAGTATTGTCTGCCTGTGAAATACCATCGGCGTATTGTCTCCGCTGCTCCCGGCAGATGCCGTCAGCGACTGCGCCACATCCCAGGTCAGGACTCCGTTGTATCGGTCAAGCCCGATGCCTGCCTCTCCAGAGCCTTCCTCAATACTTCCGGTAATTCTTTTCCACGCACGGAAGCTCTCCTTAAAATCCCTGCGCAGGCTTTCCTGCTCAAATAGTATTTTGCCGGCACCCTCACCTCTAAAATCTGTGACAATGAACACTCTTCTGCGTCTCTGAGGGACGAAGTGGTATTGCGCATCGAGCACTCTCCATGCGATGGAGAAATCTCCTCCCAGGATAAGTCCCGCATCGCTCCACTTCTTAACCGCAGGCACATGAGCGCTGGGCATTTTAATTTTGCAGATCTCTTCGAGGACGCACCGGAAATCTTCTCCGCCGTTGGAACTGAACAATCCGGGCACGTTCTCTGCAACTGCGTATTTTGGATATTGTCCATTGGTAGCCTCCCTCATTTCTTTGATAATTCTCGTAGCTTCATAGAAAAGGCCGCTTCTCGTGGTCTCATCCCCGCCGTGGTCTACATGCCGGATTCCTTCCCGTTTCCCGGCGATAGATACTGATTGGCACGGAAAGCCCCCGGTTATGATGTCCACAGGTTCCAGCTCTGCACCATTCAGCGTTGAAATATCACCGTAATGCTTCACGTCAGGAAATCGCTTTGTGGTTACCCTGATCGGAAAAGGTTCCACATCACAATTCCACTTTGGTCTGATCCCAGCCAATATCCCCGCCAATTCAAAACCCCCGGAGCCTGAGAACAGACTGCCGAGGGTCAAATTCGTCTTATTAATCATCTCTTGGTCTCCTATTCTGAGCCTTCATCTTTTTCACAAATTCCCGGTACTGCTTCGTGTATTCGTAAGAATCCCGGAAAACATGGCACGCGGCTTTATAAAGCTTCGGTTCGTACTGCTGAATGATTGAAAGTTCCTCTCCCAGCTTGCGGTTAAATGGGCAACCCACGCATCCTGTCCGTTTCAATCCCCAGACCTCATAGCAATCCGAGTGGCTGACACCAAAGAGTCGTTCATAGGCTCTCTTGTCTTCATCCTTGTACCAGAAAATCGGACGATACGTATCTACCCCATCGCCCGGTGTAAAGCAGGTCTTTATCCCCGCCCTGACGCCGCCTTCCGCTTTTCGGATGCCAACGATCTGCAAGTCGGAGCCGTTCTCTTTATCGAATTTCTGACCGACTTTCTTTTTGGCATAGGTACAGCATTTGTTGCTGATACGGAAAGTCGGAGGATGGGCTATCAGGAACTCCTTTAAATACGGATTGTTTCTGATGTTGTAGGAATGAAATTTGTGTTTATTGCACCACCAGCCTATATAAGATCTGCTGTGTGGATACTTTTCCATCAGCACCTCATAGGGTTCGTCCTCCCACTGAAACCCCTTTGCCTGCAGAGCTTCGATATACTGGCTGACTAGCTTGGAGAGAAACGGCTGACCGTATTCCCTGCAGCAGGTCGGAATGCTCTTGATCGCCGGAATCCTCTCGATGGTGATCCCGTATTTCTGTTCCAGGTCATCCAGATGACGCTTTGTCGCCGCGTATTCCATCCCCGTATTAAACCAGACATACCGAATTTTCTTTTCCGGGTCCAGTCTGGCACAGATGTCCAGGATGATATCGGAGTCGGAGCCGCCGCTGATGGAACAGGCGATGTTTTCATGCCGGGAAAGCACGGAGTAGGCTTTTGCATATCCGTCAAAGATAGCAAAATTTCCCTCTGCTTTCTGCATCAGTTCATGAATGTTCATGGGCTGTTCCATAGAAAAACCCCCGGAGGTATCTGATGTACCGCCGAGAGCCAACTCAGTATTATTCACGCTGTATCCTCCGCTTCACTCACTTTCAGCATCTGCTCTACCGCTGCTTTATAAAAATTCCTGGATGCTTCAAACCCATAGCTTGGCCGTCCCAGTTCCCTTGCCGCCCGGAGGGTACTTCCGCTCCCGGCACAGGGATCAATCACCACATCATCGGGGTCAGTAAATATCTCAATGAGCTGCTTTAACAGCCCCACCGGTTTCTGCGCCGGATGGATTTTAGGGTATTCCTTCCCGTCCCGTTTCCACTCAAACCAGTTAAAAACCATGTGTCCTTTGCCGTCCGCATCTTTGTTTCGGAATTTCGGCAGCTTGCCACGGTATAGAACCAGCGCATATTCTGTCGCTCCCACAACCTTCATATTTGCTTTCAAAACCTGCGCGGAATAATTCTTGCAGAACACCAGCGGAATATATTTCTTAAATCCATACTTTTCCGCCTCACTGATGACAAACGGGATCTGCTGGAATGAGCAGAACACGATCATACACGGAGCGTCCTTCTCTCCCGCCTTCGGTTCCTTTTTCAAGAGCCGTGTGCAGAAATGGAAGAACTCTGCGATATTGAAGGTGTAGTCCGTGTGGAAAGCGGCCTTGTGCGCCTTATCGCTCTCGCCGTTTTTGTTATCCCCGTCCACATACCAGTCCGGTCGGCTGGCATAAAAATCGCCGCCGATGTTATACGGAATGTCTGCAATCACCAGCTGCGCCTTTGGAATCTGGTATGGGGAGAAGTTCTGAAAATTATCGTGAATCAGCCTGCACTCCACATCAGCCAACCTGCGCCACCTCTTTCACAAGAGCGGAGTAAGGTATCTGCTCTCCATTACGGATGACATACACTCCGTCAGCATCCCCCGTATCATCTACATAGCGTCGGAGGATTACGGATGCGTATTTCTCATCCAGCTCCATCGTGCAGCAGACACGGTTCATCTGCTCACAGGCCATGAGCGTGGAGCCTGAACCTCCAAAGGTGTCGATTACGATTGCGTTCTCCTGCGTGGAATTGCCTATGGGATATGAAAGCAGATCCAGCGGCTTACTTGTAGGATGGTTTGCGCTGCGTTTCGGCTTGGCAAAATTCCATACGGTGGTCTGCTTCCTGTCGGAATACCAAGGATGCTTGCCATTCTGCATGAAACCGTAGAGGATAGGCTCATGCTGCCACTGGTAATCCGAGCGTCCTAAGACAAGAGAATCCTTCACCCAGATACAGCATCCTGCGAGATGGAATCCTGCGTCAATAAACGCACGCCTGAAATTCAACCCCTCGGTATCTGCATGGAACACATAAGCCGCACCGCCTTTTTCGAGGTGCTCCGCCATGTTCTGAAATGCCGAAAGCAGGAACACATAAAATTCCTCATCCTTCATGGAATCGTTCTGGATCGTCAGACCGCTGGAGCTTTTGAAGGAGACTCCATACGGGGGATCGGTCAGGACAAGATTTGCTTTCCTGCCGTTCATTAGCTTGGCCACATCATCGGCATTGGTGGCATCGCCGCACATCAGCGTGTGCCTGCCCACCGTCCACACATCACCTCGTTCCACAAATGCTGCTTTCTCCAATGCCGCAGACAGGTCGTAGTTATCATCAGATACTTTTTTATCCGCCGTATTAAACAGCGATTCAATTTCCGGCACATCAAAACCGGTCAGCCCCAGGTCAAAATCGCTGGCTTCCAGGTCTTTCAACAGGTCGGTCAGCATATCCTCGTCCCATGCGCCGGTAATCTTATTCAGCGCAATGTTTAGAGCTTTTTCCCTTACCTTGTCCACATCCACAATGGCGCAGGGTACTTCCGTGTAGCCAAGGTCGATCGCACAAGTGAGGCGCTGATGTCCCCCGATAATTGTCATGTCTGAGTTGACTACCAGTGGATCGGCAAAGCCGAACTCCTGGATGGAAGCCTTGATTTTTTCGTACTCTTTATCCCCAGGCTTCAATTTCTTTCTGGGGTTATACTCCGCCGGTTTCAGTACGGTTACCGGCAGGATCTTTAATTCTGCTGTCTTCATTTGATCCTCCTCACACTCTCATCACTTCCGAAAACGGTATGAACATCGCTCCAAAAACAAATCCGTCCACCCACTCCCCATCGTCCGTCAGCTGATCCTTAATCGGACACAGCGAAGGACTGTCGCCGTTGATGCTTGCCAGCACCGAATCGTCATTTAGTTCATGCACACAAATCGCCGCCGTATTGCACAGGCAGTAGGTTCCAATGATTGGAAGTTCCTTCACAGTTTCTCTTCCCATAAAACTGCTCTCCCTTCTCTCCGGCTCGCCAGAATGTCAATAATCCGCTGATTGGAAGAACCCCGGAATGCCATTGACGGATTCTTTTTGACTTCTATGAACCGCCCATCCACCAGCACATCAACGAAATCCAATATCTCTGTATCCGACACATCCTCATAGGTGTATCCCGTGTAGAGCCAGACATCTTTCTCCGGCAGTTCTCTGCGAAGTCGCGATAGGAAGCGATGCAGCACTTCCACATTCTCCGGCTCCATCGGATCGCCGCCGAGTATGGAAAAGCCCTGTATCCACTCAGGACGCAGGGCATCTAAAATCTCATCTTCGGTTTTCTTCGTGAACGGCTCGCCGTAATCAAAATCCCAGGTCTCCGGCTGGAAGCAGCCCGGACAATGGTTCCGGCAGCCGGAAACAAACAGGGACACACGCACTCCCGGACCGTCCGCGATATCAATCTTCTTTAATCCGCAGTAGTTCATAGAATCACACCTCGTTTTCAATTAGCCTCTCAAATCGGTGCCCCCTATGAGTTTTAGTCCTTCCATGCAGACAATCTAGAATTGTTGAACTGTCCAACCCATTTTTGTGTGCAAACTCAGAAACATTGGAGTGAATCTCTTCCCGACCATCAGGAAAGAACACCTTGAATTTTGCAATCGTTGATGTGTGCTTTGGCTGGTCGTGTTTATCAATCCACTTACAGTTTTCAACTGAATATCCCTTGTTGTTATCAATCCGTTCAAGCGATGTGTTGTTTGGGCCTTTTTGTGATGCAAGCTCCAAGTAGGAAGGATACATTTTGTCATAAAAGTCAATAAAAAACTGGAATTCGTCACTGTCGATGCCCTTCTTAGAGTAACAGTTGGCGTGTTCGTAGTTCTCGTTTGTAGTACGTGTCCTCATCGCCTGCCAACGTGAATAAAAAATAGGATCAAGTGTCTTGATCCCTTTTCCGCACGCCTTATGAGTAATTCCATGTTTTAACCGGATTGTTGATGACAACATATCCTTCTCTCTGCCACAGATGCAACATCGCATTGTATAAACAGTAGAGTTACTCCCATTGGGGTTCCTTCTAATATGGGAGCCAATGCACTCTAAATCGCCAAATACGTCCCCAATGCCTATCTCAAGGATGCGTCTCATAGATGCAACACCCTTTCTGCGATTTCTTGGGTCCGCCCTTGGTTAAAGAAATTCACTCCAAGATAGCCACACACTCTCCGACAGACATTCATGCGCTTCTGGTCGCGGTTGCCGCACTTCGGGCATTCCCATACCAGCTTCCCGTCGTCCTCCACAATCTTTATCTCCCCGTCAAAGCCGCACACCTGGCAGTAGTCGCTCTTGGTGTTCAGTTCCGCATACATGATGTTGTCATAGATAAATTTCATCACGGCGAGGACGGCAGAAATGTTGTTCTGTAGGTTTGGGACTTCAACATAGGAAATTGCGCCACCGGGAGATAACTCCTGGAACTCCGCCTCAAAGCCCAGTTTGGTAAAGGCATCCGTCTGTTCTGTGATGTGCAGGTGATAAGAATTCGTGATGTAGTTCTTATCCGTCACATGGGGGATGGAACCAAACCTGCGCCGTAGGCACTTGGCAAATTTATAAGTCGTGGACTCCATCGGAGTACCGTAGAGCGAGTAGCTGATATTCTCCGACGCCCGCCACTGTGTGCATTTATCATTCAGGAACTTCATGACAGCGATTCCGAAATCATGGCCTGCCGGATCCGAATGGCTCACGCCCTTCATCCGGTAAACACACTCGCATAGACCAGCATAGCCAAGGGAGATGGTGCTGTAGTTATCGTACAGCAGCTTATCTATGGTTTCGCCCTTGCCGAGTCTTGCGATTGCGCCGTACTGCCAGAGGATAGGAGCGACATCGGAAGGTGTGCCGAGCAGCGTTTCATGCCGGATTTGCAGTGCTTTATGACACAGTTCCGTCCGTTCCTCCATCAGCTTCCAGAATTTCTCTTCATCGCCGCCGGAGGAACACGCCGCATCCACCAGGTTGATGGTTACGACGCCGCAGTTGAACCGGCCGTAGTATTTGTGGTCATCCGATGGGGTGAGGAATGATCGACATCCCATGCACGGATATACATCCCCTTTTAGCTTTCGCATTACCTTGGCGCTGATATAGTCGGGCACCATCCGCTTTGCCGTACACTTGGCTGCCAGTTTGGTCAGATACCAGTATGGGGAATCTTCCGTGATGTTGTCCTCGTCCAAGACATAGATGAGTTTGGGAAACGCGGGACTGATCCACACGCCGCATTCATTTTTGATCCCCTGGATTCTCTGTTTCAGCGTCTCCTCAATCACAAGAGCCAGGTCATCCCTTGTCCTTCCCTCCGGCACTTCGTCCAGATACATAAACACAGAGACGAAGGGCGTCTGCCCGTTGGTGGTCAGAAGTGTCTGGATCTGGTACTGGATGGTCTGGATGCCACGCTCTACTTCCTTGCGGACACGCATCTCCGCTACCTTATCCATCTCCGCTTCCGTCATGGACTTTCCGACTGCCTCGCATTCATCCGCCACTTCTTTCCGATACCGCTGACGGCTCACATCCACGAAAGGTGCCAGGTGAGACAGACTCACCGTCTGGCCGCCGTAGGTATTGCTCGCCACCTGCGCGATGATCTGCGTTGCGATGTTGCAGGCAGTGGAGAAAGAATGCGGCTTCTCGATCAGTGTATCGGTGATGACCGTGCCATTCTGGAGCATATCCTCCAGGTTTACCAGTTCGCAGTTGGTCAGCGGCCCGGAAACGTAGCCCATGTCATGCACATGAATCACACCGTCATCGTGGGCAGCGACCACATCCTCCGGGAACACATACCTCCGGCAGATATCCTCGCTCACCTCGGATGCCAGGTAATCACGCATGGTGCTGTTGATGACCGGATCCTTATTGGCGTTCTCCTGCTTTGCCAGTTCGTTGTCGTGGCGCAGGATGGAGAGAATTTTGGCATCCGTGCTGTTCTGCTTTCGGAGCAGTTCATGGCGCAGCCGGTACTCGCTGTAGTGGAGTGCCAGCTTGTAATGCTCCGCTCCTTCCAGTTCGCTTATCACCATATCCTGCACTTCCTCGACGCCGACCGCCCTGCCCAGAGCGGCGCAGTTCTTTTCCACCCTGCCAACAACAAAACCGACCATCGTATCCGACAGCCGGTCCTCTTCGGCCACCTCTTGATTGGCAGCCCTGATCGCATTTTCTATCTTTCTGTAATCATACGGGACTTCGCTCCCGTCCCTCTTGATAATCTTCATCAGTTCCTTCTCCTTCCTCCATTTCCTTTACCGCTTCTGTCAGCAGTTCCTCACAGGACTTTTTCAGATATTTCCTGCACTGTTCGTCCAGACAGGCGTACAGAAACTCCTGCTCCTCTTCGGTCAGGTCGATGCTGTAATGCTGCTCATCATCCTCCGAGTCTGCGTTCACCACACAGAACTCAATGCAGTTATCTGTCCTGCCCGCCCGGTGGGAACTGATACCGACATAGAAATCATACCAGCCGTAATGGTCGCAGGTTTCATCGGAATAACCGTCCATGGGATGCAAGGGACGATAGCCTTTCTCCAGGCGGATACGGTCGGCGATCTGCGCCATCGCCTCCGAGGACATCAGTTCAAACTCCACGGTTCCAAACCGGACGGGGTAATTTACATATTCCTGTCCGCTGCCGTAAAGCACATCGCAGCCGAAATCTATAAATACATTCTCTTTTAAGAATCCTTCCATCAGGTTCATCTGTCTACGCTCCCTTCCAAAGCACTACTCTACAAAAAACACATACTTAAAACGAATCGTTCAACAGCCGCTCCATCACGTCATCGTGAGGATTGCCCTGGAATGGCGTGGAGCAGTTCTCCTGGACAATCTGGAATATCTGAAACCAGAGCTGGTTGGCTTGTTTCAGATATGCCTGGCTCATTGCCACAAACGGACTGGCGATTGCCGCGCCCGTGGTTGGATGTTTGGAGATAAACCCGTAGTCGGATGTAATCTTCTCCAACTGAATCCATCTTGCCACGCTCATGGCATACTGCTCAATTAACTGCGGAGCCACCACCTGAATGCAGCCACGGTCGCTCAGCCACTTCCATACCTCTTCGTACACCTCCGCAGCGTGCAGCTCGCCCATGCGCTGCTCGGCCTTTAAGTATTCCTTGATCTCCGGCATCTCTGCGGCTTCCAACTCCGGGATATCCATCACCATCGCTTTTCTGCCTTCCTGGATTTTATCTGTCAGCGGCTTTTTCTTCCTGCCCGCTCCGGCTCTCGCACCGCCGCGATTCGTTCCGTCTTTCGCTGCCATCGGAAATCCCTCCCTTCAAGTGATCGATCAGATGCTGTGTGTACCACAGAATCTTTTCCAAGTCCTGCACGCCGTTCTTTTTCTTCCAGCGGCAGGCGTATTTGATGATGTTCCCCGTATCCGTCGCTTCGATCCCGTTCAAGCCGTCGGTGAAGGCTTCAATCACATCGATAACCTCCATGCCGTTGCCCGCATGGTAGTGCGGAGGATGCGAAACCATCTTGTCTACTGACTCATACATATCTTTTCTCCTCGCTTCCGGCTCCGTTCGGGCCGTTTTGTTTGATTTCTTTGATTTTTTCAAAGAAAATAGGTGGAAATCAAACGAATTCAAACGCAATTTTTATCATTTTGGGACCTTTTTTGTGCGTCCTGCCCTGAAAAGGTGTTATTTCAAGCCGCCCGATCTGTGCGATCCTCCCGGCCTGGGTTCCTGGGGTCAATACACCGTTTGAAATCCAATTTGTGCGAAGGAGAGGGGCGGCGGTCTTCTCCGGGTCGCCTCACAGAGATTCAGACCCGCCCCCCCGGGGCCACCCCAGAAAATATTTTCTAACCCTGCTGGACATTCATCAGCGCATTGCCTTAAAACCGATACTCCGGATCGTGATCTTCATTTCTGGTTTTGATGCTGTGATGCCGATGGCAAAGCGCCTGCCAGTTACCCTCATCCCAGAAGAGCTTGTGATCTCCTCGATGAGGGATGATGTGGTCAACGTCGGTTGCCTTAACGTACTTGCCTTCCCTCATGCACTCAACGCACAAGGGGTGTGCCTCAAGGTATCGCTTGCGTGCCTTCTGCCATGCTCTGCCATAGCCTCGGCCTGCTGCTGACCGCACCTCCTCCGGGTGCAGCGGCTTGTGTACCTCGCAGTACTTCTGACCATAAGGAACAAGGGCAGCGCAGCCAGGATGACGGCACGGCGTGTTCGGACGGGAAGGCATCACTGCTCCCAGGGAAGGTCTGCCTTCCCGAAGTGCCCGTAAGCACTGACCTTGTTGTAGTCTACATCCAGCAGCCCCAGGCTCTGAATAATGCCCCTCGGTGTCAGGTCGTAGCTGTCCCGGACAAACTGCTCCAGGAATTCCTTGTCCTGGTATTCTGTACCAAACGTCTCCACGTACACGGAAACCGGCTGCGCTACGCCAATGGCATAAGCGATCTGGACCTCACACTTCGCCGCGTAGCCAGCT